ATCGAAAAATTCTCTCTCTTGGGTGCGGATTGTTCGGAAACGCGCCGAAACGTGCACCGGCGCCCGAGGCCCGTCGCGGTGCTTGCAATCGTGCGCGATCTATCTGTTTGAGTGATATGGGACGGCCCCCCTCCGTGCACCGATCGGTCGCTCGACGCATCGAGGCCGGGCGCAAGTCGGGCCGGCTCGGCGCCGAGCACGAGGCCGAGATCGCGATCGCGCTCCTCCTCGCGAAAACGCTCGCCGATCACGAGACGCCGGCGAACACGCTGGCGCCGATCGCCCGGGAGCTGACGGTCCACCTCCGCACGCTCGGGCTCGTGCCGGCGGCGTCGTCGGCCGACGAACTCGAAGGGCTCCTCTCCGAGCTGCGGGGGTGATCGATCCCCAATACGGGCCGGCCGATGGCATCGGCCGAACGCACGGCCCGCGGGCGGCGCGCATCGCCCGGGCGCTCTTCGGCGTCGAGCTGCTCGATTGGGAGGGGTACACACTCGATCACGCGCTCGCGCTCGACGAGTACGAGCCGGGGCGCTGGCGCTATCGGTACCGGACCGTCGTCGTCACCGTGGCCCGACAGAACGGTAAAAGCGTGATCCTCCGCTCGGGCGTGGCCGACCGCATGGTCGGCGAGGACAACGCGACGGCGGCCGTCATGTCGCAAGATCGGGCCGCGGCGAAAGAGATCATCTTCGAGCCCCTCGCCGACGCGTTCGAGGGCGACAAGTGGGCCGTTCTGCGGCCGAAGATCCGGCGCTCGAATGGGTTCGAGCGGATCCTCCTCTCGGCGCTCGGTTCGCGGCTCGTGCTCCTCTCGCCGACCGAGAAGGGCGCACACGGTTACTCGCTCGACGTCGTCGTCGTCGACGAGGCCTGGTCGCTGTGGGATTTCCGCGTACCGCAAGCGGTGACCCCGACACAGGTCGCCCGCGAGAACCCGCAACTCTGGATCGTGTCGACGGCCGGGACCGAACTCTCGCTCTGGCTGCGCCAGCTCGTCGACAAGGGGCGGGCCGGCGCCGAAGGCCTTCTGTATCTCGAATGGTCGGCGCCGATCGGGCTCGACGTCGACGACCCCGCCGCGTGGCGCGCCGCGAACCCTTCCCTCGAACAAACGATCTCGCTCGACGCGCTGGCCGACGCGCGGGCGAAGCTCCCCGAATCCGAATTCGAGCGGGCGCACCTGAACCGCTGGACCGTGGCGGCCGAGGCCGTGATCCCGGCCGGGCTGTGGGCGCAATGCCTAGCCCCCGACGTCTCGGTCGGGACCGAAGAGATCGCGCTCGGGTTCGACGTCGCTCACGATCGAGACTCGGCCGCCATCACCGCGGCGTCGACGGTGGGCGGCCGGGTGGCCGTCGAGCTGATCGAGCTGCGCCCCGGTACTGAGTGGGTGCTCGGCCGGCTGCGCGAGCTCGTCGAGCGGTGGGCGCCGGCGGGGATCGTGGCGAACAACGCCGGGCCGGCCCGGAATCTGATCGAGGCGGCGCCGGCGGCGGGGATCGACCTCGACGCGTACAACGCCGGCCAGTACGTCGCCGCATGTCAGACCATGTACGACCTCATCGCGGAGGGCCGGCTCGCGCACCGCGGGCAAGCCCCGCTCGACCTGGCCGTCGCGGCGGCCGGCCGGCGCAATCTGGCCGGCTCGTGGGCGTTCGGCCGCCAGCCGAAGGGATCCTCGATCGCCCCGCTCGTGGCCGCGACGCTCGCCGCGCATCGTGCGTCCCGCCCGCACCTCCTCCCGATCATCATCACGCGCTAGGCGAACTTATGGCACTCTCGGTGCAATGACGTTGACCAGGGCGCCGTTCTATTCGCTGTACGCGAAACCGCGCTCGATCGAGTCCGTCGAGCCCCCATTCGGTCCCCTCGCCGGCGGGACCGTGATCGTGATCCGGGGCCGCAAGCTGGCCCCGGTCGGGAACGTCATCATCGGGACGCAGCTCGCGACCGGGCTCGGGAACATCGACGATGACGCGATCACCTGCACAACGCCGGCGGGGCAAAGCCCCGGCCCGAAAACCGTTTGGGTGGTGACGATCGGGATCGGCGGGGCCGTCACGAAACCGAGCGGATTCACTTACGGCGACGTCGTCCCGTCGCTCGAATCGATCACCCCGAATCACGGCCCGCGCACCGGCGGGACGCCGGTCGAGATCAAAGGGAATTGGATCGGCGGCGCGAGCGGCGTTCGGTTCGGGTTCGCCGACGCGCCCGCGCCGGTGACGGTCGACGATGAAACGATCCAGACGGTAACGCCGGCGTCGATCGGGCTAATCACGATTCCGCACACGGTCTTTGTCGATTTCGACGACGGCCGGGCGACGTTGCAGAATTTGCTCTTCACTTACGAGCCGGTCGAATGAAGCTGCTCGGCCGCCGGCGCTCGACCCTCGAAGCGGCCATGTCCGACGAACAACGCGCCCGGGCGCTCGGGCTCGCCGACATGTTCCCCGGCGCGGTCGGCAAGCTCCCCTCGATCGACCCGACCGATCGCTGGCCGGTGTCACGCGCCGAGGCCGAATCGGTGCCGGCCGTCGAGGCGGCGCTCGTCATCATCGCGGGCCGCGGCTCGACGCTCCCGTTACGGCGCTGGGGCCCGAGCGGCGATCCGATCGAGCCCGGATCGTTCATCCGCCAGCCCGAGCCCGACGACAATCGCCCGTTGCAATGGACGCTCCTGCACACGATCCGCGACATGGCGCTACTCGAACACGCGTACTGGCGCGTGCTGCTCCGCGACTCGCGGGGGTTCCCGATCTCGGCCGTGTGGATCCCGAACGAGGACGTCGCCCCGGTCACCGTGCACGTTCCGGGCTCGGGAACCGTCACGGTCGCATGGCGCATCGGCGGCGAGGAGTACCCGCTGCGCGACGTGATCGCGTTCACCGGCCCGGTCGCCGGCGGATGGTGCGGGGCGGGGTCGAGGATCATCCGCACCGCGATGGCGCTCGAACGGGCGGCCCGGCGGTACGCGGAAGAGCCCCTCCCGCAAACGGTGCTCAAAAACACGAGCGGCGTCGATCTCCCCGAGCCGAAAGTCGAGGCCTTGCTCGATCAATGGCGCAAGGGCCGACAGGACCGCACGACCGCGTATCTCAATTCGGCGGTCGACATGCAAAATCTCGGCTGGGCGCCCCGCGACATGCAGCTCGTCGAGGGGCGTCAACAGGTCGTGATGGAAATCTCGCGGCTCTCGGGGATCCCTTCGGGATTGCTCGGCGCCGCGGCGTCGGGGACGTCGCTCACTTACCGCAACATCGAGGGCGAACGGAATCAGGCTTACGAGGGGATGCTCCCGTTCCTCGCCGGCATCGAGACGCGTCTCTCGATGGGCGACGTGACACCCCGCGGGCAATCGGTGCGGTTCGACCTCTCCGCGCTGACGCGCCCCGACATGTCGACCGTGATCTCGCTCGTCCGCGAGCTCGCGCTCGGCGATGACCCGCTCCTAACCCGCGAGGAGGGCCGCGCCATGATCGGCGTCCCCCGCGTGGCCCCCGCCGGCGACGAGCCCGCCGCGCTGCTCCCGACTCCCGGCTCGGCCCCGGTCGACTGATGGAGCGGCTCTTGTGGATGGTGGCGGCCGGCCCGGTGTCGATCGACCGCACCGCGCGCACCGTGCGCGGGCTGGCGGCGCCGTGGGGAAAGCCGGGATGGGTGCAAGGGGTCGAGCTGCCGATCCTCCTCCTCCGCGGCTCGCTCGAAATCGATACTCGAGCGCGGCTGCTCCGCTCGCACGATCCCGACCGCGTCGTCGGTCGCCCGCTCACATGGGGCGACCATTCGGACGGGCTGCGGTCGGTGTTCCAAATCTCGCGAACCCCCGAAGGTGACGACGTGCTCGTCGACGCGGAAGATCGGATCCGCGACGGGCTCTCGATCGGCGCCGATCTGTACGACCTCACCGAAGAGGCCGGGGTTCTCGTCGTGCGCGCCGGGGTGGTGCGCGAAGTCTCACTCGTCGGGATGCCGGCGTTCGCTGACGCGCGGCTCGAATGAAGGGATAAGGCAATGGCAAACAAGGCACAGCGGCGCCCGCGTCGCATCACCGCGGAAGAGCCGGCAACCTTCCGACCCCCATCGATCACAGCCGACGCACCGGCCCCGGGGGCTCCCGCGGCTGGCGCGCCCGCGCCGGCCGGCGGTGCACCCGCTCCCGCCCCCGGCGCGCCAGCTCCCGCCGGCGGCGCCCCCGTTCCGGCTGGCGCTCCCGCCGCGCCGGCCGGTGGTGCACCCGCGCCCGGACCCGCGGCCCCTGCCGGTGGATCGCCGAGCCCGGACCCTGGCACTCCGGTCGCTGGCGCACCGGGCGCCCCGGCGGCCCCTGCTCCCCCGGGGGCCCCGGCGGCCCCGGATCCGAACGCGGCGGCGAACGTGCACCTCCCCGACGTGCTCGCCGCGCTCGGCGTCCGGGTGCCGGCGTCGGTGCGCGTCACGCGCGAACCGTCCCCGTATGACCCGACGACACAAGAGGGCCGGGATCGCTCGTTTTTCGCTGACGTCCGGGGGGCCGCCATCGGCGATCCCGAGGCCCGCCAGCGCGTCGCGCAATTTCAGGCGCAGCTCTCCGACTACATACGGGCCGCGATGGACACCGGCGGGACGTCCGACGCGATCCCGCCGGCGTGGGGCGGTCGGTGGTACGTCGAGGAGATCGAGCAAATGCGCCCGGCGATCTCGTCGTTCGACTCGACCCCGATCACCGATCCCCGCGAGATCCCGATCCCGGCGTTCGACGGGACCGAGCCGGCGCAGCTCGTCGCCGAGCACGTCGAGGGCGATCCGCCACAGCGCGGCGAAGTGAAGGTGAAGCAAATCCCGATGAAGCCGAAGGGCTACAGCGGCGAGACGCAGATCACCCGCGAGCTGCTCGACTCCTCGCCCGCACTCGTCGACCGCATGGTTTCCGAGGCGCTGATGGAGAGTTACGCGCAGGTCACCGAGGCCGCGTTTGTGGCGGTGCTGAACGCCGGCGCGAACCCCGGCGTCCCGGGCGGCGCGTCGGCGGCGTCACTCGAACAGGCGATCCGGGCGACCATCGCCGCATTCCCGACGACGCGGTTCCGGCTCGGCGGCCGGGTGCTCCCCTCCGCGGCGCATTACGGCGCGCTCGCGACGGCGAACATCGACGGGCGCCCGCTGATGCCCTATGTCGGGTACGGGCCGACGAACGCGCCCGGTGTCGCCGGCGGCGCGTATGCGCGGATGGAGATCGCCGGCGTCGAGACGGTCCCGTCATGGGCGAACCCGGCGAACCGGACTCTCCTCCGGGCCGCGAGCTCCGACGCGATGACGTTCGAGTCGACCCTCCTCGATTTCCGTTTCTACGAGAAGGACGGCCCGCACCTCATCGATTACGCGGTGTTCGGGTATTTCGGCGGTGTCGTGCGCCAGCCCCGCGGCGTGATCGGCATCACGTCGACGGCGGTCCCGACCGCGGCCGAAGAGGCCGAGCCCGCCGGCGCCGGATCGGGCGGTACTCGTCGAGGGGCGAAGGCTGAGTGACGACCGGCCCCGTCACCGTGGAGGAGGTGCGTCACCGGCTCGGCGGCGCCCCCTCCGCGGCCGACGAGGATCTGAAAGATGCACTCGACACGGCCGTCGCTCACATTCGCCCGCTACTCGAAGAGGCGCACCGCGACCCCGAGGAGTGGCCGGCCGATTTGCACGACGGAGTATTACTAGCTGCGGTGCTCACCTATCGGAATCAAGAGTCGCCGCACGCGTCGCCGGGCGAGGGCGAAGAGGGCCGGCCGGCCGTCCCCCCGATCACTTGGGATCCGCGGGTTCGACAACGGCTCGGGCAGTATTTCGACGCCGGCGTGTGGGTGGGCTGAGGTGTGTCGTCGTTTCTCACCGAACGCCGCGAGACGCTGGCCCACGCGCTCGCCGGCGCAACGCTGAGCGCGGTCGGGGCGGTCGAGTCCGTAAAGACCCTGCCGGCGATCGTGCTCGAACCGAGCCCGCAATGGCTCGACGCGCAGCTCTCCCCGTCCGGGCCCGGGCGCCAGGTCGTGTGTCAACTCCGCGGCCGGCTGCTCGTGAAGGCGGCCGAATCAGAGGGGGCGCTCGACGCGCTCGAAGAGGAATTCGAGGGGATTCTCGAACGGCTCCCGAAACACTGGCGATTCGATCGAGCCGAACCGCCGGCCCCGCTGAAAGCCGGCGAGATCGACGCGCTCGGGGTCGAATTCTTCGTCTCGTTTAACTACTCGCTCACCCCATAGGAGAGGAGATCCGAAAATGGCAAAGGCGACCGCGGTGGCGTTGCTCCCCGCACAATTCACGATCAAGGTCGGGGCGCTCGAAGTCACGAAACAAATGTCCGAGGCGACACTGAAATTCGACACGTCGGTAACGACGGTCCGCACGCTCACCGAGGAGACGGATCTCGCGACCGGCGAGAAATGCACGATGACGCTCGCCGGGTATCAAGACTGGACCGAGGGCGAGGACGATTCGATCTGTTGGGCGCTGTGGAACAACGCACTAAAGACGGTCGCGTTCACGGTCGAGGGCGAGGACGAGGACGGCGCCAGCGTGACGGCGACGGGGACGTTCCAGGCCCGAAGGCCTTCGTTCGGCCCGACCGCCGACGACGCGGCCCGGTTCTCGATCGACATTCCGGTAACGGGGATCCCCGACCTCGATTTCGCCGAGGCCCCGGCGGCGCCGTAAGGCATGGCGCAGACGCCGGCGTTCGAGGTTCGAGGCGGGCCCGAGCTGCGCCGCGCTCTGCGCGCACTCGAAGCGGATCTCCGCGATCTCTCGACCTTGCACAAGGAGGCGGCGACCGTTGTCCGCGACGCGGCGGCCGGCGAGGCTCCGCACCTAACGGGGCGGCTCGCCGGATCCTTGCGCCCGACGTCGACCCGAACTCGAGCGCGGGTCGAGTCCCGGCTCCCGTACGCGCTCCCGATTCACTACGGGTGGCGCCGGCGTCACATCGCGCCGAACCGATTCGGCGATCGGGCGATCGCGAAAACGCAATCGCGCGTGATGAAGCTGTACGAGGCCGGGATCGACCGGCTCCTAAAGAAAGCCGAGAGGTGACGCGATGACGACGATCGACGTCGGGGCGCTGGCCGGGATCACGGTCCGCGATCTCGGCGACCTCGAAGAGCAAATGGGAAAGCCGATCGGCACGCTCTTCGAGGCGCTGAGTGAAGGGGATCTCTCCGGGCTCGATGCGCGCACGCTGGCGGGGCTCTTGTGGCTCCGGATGCGGAAAGACGATCCGGCGATGACATACGACGACGCGCTCGATCTCGATCTCGGGGCGCTCGGGGTGTCATTGGGGGCCAGCCCAAAAGATTCGCCGGGCCGAACTCGGTCCTAGGCGTGGCCGTGCGGCTCGCCCGGGCGTGGGGAATCTCGCCGGCCGCGGTGCGCGACCTCGATCTCGCCGAGCTCGCGGAAATGGGCGCCGTTCTCGCCGAAGAGTCGAGGCGCTGATCGATGGCGACCGCGCTCACGATCTCGGTACTCGCCGACGTGCAAAAGGCCGTGAACGGGCTAAAGCAAGTCGACCAGGAGACGAGCAAATTCTCCGATGGGCTCAAACGCGGGGCGATGGCGATCGGCTCGTTTCTCGCGCTCGACAAGATCCAGGGGTGGGCGAACGAGTGGATCGGGGCGGCCCGCGAGGCCGGCAAGGCGACGCGCACGGTCGGGATCGTGTTCGAGGAGTCCGCGTCGGAGGTGACCAAATGGGCGAAAGAGTCGGCGAACGCGCTCGGGCTCACGTCCGCGCAGGCGAATCAACTCGCGACCGGGATCGGTAATCAACTCCGGGGGTACGGGCTCGGGGCGAAAGAGGCGGCGGCGGCGACGACCGATCTCACCGAGCGGGCCGCGCACGTCGCGTACGTTCTCGGGAAGGACGTCGGGCAAGTGCTCGACACGGTCGGGGCCGCCATGCGCGGCCGTACCGCTGGGATCAAAGAGCTGGGCGTCAACATGTCGACGGCCGACATTCAGGCCCGGCTCATGGCGAAGGGGCTCGGGGAGCTGACGGGCGAGGAGGCGTCGGCGGCGCAGGCGACCGAGATCCTCAACATGTTCCTAGAGCGAACGGGCCACATGGCCGGCGCGATCAAGCCGGGCGGGCTCAAAGAAATGCAAGCGACGATCGGCGAACTGAAAATCACTCTCGGCGAGGCCTTGCTCCCGGTCGTGAACGCGCTAATCCCCCCGCTGTTGGCCGTGGCGAATTGGGCGAAAGAGAACCCGACCGCGTTCCGGATCATCACGTTCTCGATTCTCGGGATCGCGACGGCGTTCGGGCTGGCGACCGCGGCGTCGGCGGCGCTGATGGTGGCGACCCTCCCCATGATCGGGACGTTTCTCGCGATCGCGGTCGCGGTGGCGGCGCTCGTCGCGGTCGTCGTCATCATCATTCGCAATTGGGAGACGCTCGTCGGGTGGTTCCGCTCGGCGTGGGAGTGGATCGGGAACGTGATCGATCGATTCGGGGCGCTCGTGCTCCTCTTCGGCCCGCTCGGCGCCGCGATCTACGTCATCCGCAATTTCGGCGACGCGTGGCGCTACGTCGAGACGGCCGTCCGCGCCGTGATCCAGGCCGTCGAATGGGTCATGTCGAAACTCTCGGGGCTCGGCGGGCTGATCTCGCGGATCCCCGGGATCGGCGGATGGGCGGCCGGCGCCGGCGAGGGGCCGACACCCTTCGGGGCGCCCGAGCTGCCGGGGGTGGGCTCGGGGTTCGAGATCGACATAAACGTGAACGTCGCGGGGAACGTCGGCGATCCCGTCGTTCTCGGCCGGCGCATCGTCGAGGCGCTGAACGCGTACGTCGACGCGGTCGGCCGGCGCGACCTCGCCGCGGTGGTGACGGGCGCGTGACGACCGTCGCGGTTCCGCCGGCGTGGGGCGAATTCGCCGAGCTGCGCGTCGAGCTGGGGGCGAATGTCCGATGGTCCGGGGCGGCGACGACGTGGGGCTCCGCGGTGTGGGGCCGCGACGTGTGGACGGGACTGTTCGAGCCCGACTACTGGCGCGACGTCACGGCGGCCGTTATGTCGTTCGATTACGACACCGGCCGACAAGGGCTCCTCGACCCGGGCGACGTCGGGACCGCGTCGATGACCCTCCTCGATCTCGCCGGCGATTTCGGGCTCGTGGCGCATCGGGCGATCGGCGCACTCGTGCGCGCATGGGCGCGGTGTGCGAAGGGGGAGCGGCTCTTGTTTTTCGGGAAGATCGCCGATGCCGATTACGTCGGCGATCTCGGGGCGCCGGTGGTGACGTTGCGATGCGTCGACCCGCTCGGGATCGCGTTCGCCGGCGAGACGCTGTTCGCGCTCGGGCCCCAAACGCTGACGCAACGGTTAGAGCTGCTCCTCGATGACGCACTCTGGCCCCGGGTGTGGCGCGACCTACAGCTCGACCCGACCGGGCTCGGGCTCATACGCGACCCCGGGCTCCGGATCGACGAGGCGCGCCGGGCCGTCGAGTCGGCCGGCGGGATCTTGTGGGCCGAAGGGCAAGTGATCTCCTACCGGGGCCGCGATTACACGATCGACCCCGAAACCCCGCCGGCGCTCTCGATCACGACCGACCAACCCGGCCCGGGGGCGTCCCCCTCACAGCTCGGGTACCGCGAGGCGATCGCCGACACCGCGAACCGGATCCGACTCGAAACGATCGAGCCGGTTCTCTACGCGGAGGCGATCGACCCGACCTCGATCGCGGCGAAGGGGCCGCGGTGGTATCGGCGCACGGATCTATGCACGGTCGGGCAAGGCGTGCTCGACGCGCTGGCGCAGCGGATCCTCCGACTCCGGGCGTGGCCGTCGCCGCGGCTCGAACCGTTGCAAGTGCTCGTGCACGACGCGGACTCGGCGCCGGCGGTTCTCGTGCGGCTCGGCGACATCGTCGAGGCGACCTATACGGGGAGCGCACCGGGAACCGCCCGCGCCATCGTCGGCGGGATCGGGCATCACGTCACCCCCGAAGAATGGGCCGTCACGTTCCGCACGTTCTATCCCGACCGCGCCGAGCCCCCCGAGCCCCCCGAGCTACCCGAGCCCCGGGAGGTGCACGCCGATGCCTAATCCGAACCGACCGAACGACGGCGAGGTGATCCCCGCCATTTGGGGCCAGCTCACGGCCGACCGCGTCGTGCGGCGCTACCGCTCCCGCGAAGAGCGCGACGTCGACACGGCCGGGCTCCCCGATCGAGCCGGGCAATTGATCGTGGTACAGCCGACAGGGCAAGCGCCGTGGCTCGAATTTCACGACGGGAACGACTGGCGCCGGATCGCCGCGGGTCCGCTGATCGGCGGCGACCTCTCGCCGGTGATCCCCGAAATCAACATGCCGAACGGGGTAAGTATCTCGATGCAAGAGCGGTGGCTCGTCGGCGGTATGGAACTCGTGACGGGCTACGGGACGGCCCGCGGGCTGCGCGTCCCGTACCCGGGGATCTATCGCGTGTGCGGGTACATCGGTTTCTTTGGCAATCACAACGGTTACTGCTCGGTCCGCGTCTCGCGTGTGAGTCGGAACATGGGCGGCGATGCGGTAAACGATCCGGCTCGACGTGCTCTCGCGTTAGAGGGCTCGAACCCCGACCGTTCCTGGCCGTGGCGCTCGTCGGTGTTCGCCGGCGTCGTGCCGTGCAACGAGGGCGACGGCATCATGCCGCACCTCGATTGCTATCCCGGGCTCCCGATGAATAGCGAACGCGGGTCGTTCGCGGCGTATTTCATCGGCGACCTTCCGCCCGGGGTCGTCGTCCCGCCCCCGCCGGCGCTCGGCGACGATCCGGTGCACCTTCCCGAGCGCGAACCCGAACCCGAGACGCTCCCGAGCTGATGGACAACCCGACACGGCCGACCCGCGAAGAGACGCTCGACCCGGCGACCTTCGGGCGGCCCGTCGCCGACATGGCGATACGGCGCTACACGAGCGCGGACGATCTCCTCGATGACACTTACGACAAACCGCTAGAGGATCTCCGGGGCCAGATGGTCGCGCTACGGCGCGACGTGACTCGACCGCACACGCTTTACATGCACAACGGCGAGGCGCTCGATCAATGGTGGACCGGGTGCCGCGCCGGCGGGCTCGCCGGTGCGCGGTTCTTCCCGAACTACTACCCGCCGCACACACAGAGCCCGCCGAACGGTTACGTCACATGGGCCGCGTCGGCGTGGCTGACGTGGGGACCGATGCTCACTTACGACGCGCCCCCGACCGACATTCCCGACGTCCCGCCCGGCGCGCTCGCCGGCCCGCGGATCGTGATCCCCGGGCTGTATCAAATCGACATGGCCGCGGTCGTGTGGCGACTCGAAGGCCCGACCCCGATTAACGAGCTGAAGGCGAACGCGATCGTCGCGCCGAATCCGGGGTTTGTCGGGCTGTACCGCACGGTCGCCGAGGGCTCGGGCGGGACACCGGATTCGCCCGACCCCGGATGGGCCTACCGCTCGACGCTCTCGTGTGTCGTCGCGCTCGAGCGCGACGACTGGGTCGGGATCCAACTCGCGCGCTTTCCGTCGAATTCGTGGGAGGTGCGGCCGGCGCCGTATGGCAACTCCGCGCAGATCGGGTACTCGCGCGGCGTGTTCTCGCTCGATCTCTTGGTCCCGTTCTGAGATGCACAACGGGACGCATTCGGACGCATTCGGACGCATTCGGAATCGAGTCCGGTGGACAACTCTCGACACTGTCCACAGATCGGCCGAGGTTGTCCCCATGCGTCCCCCGTTGTTCCTGTTCGCGCGCGCGCCCGTCGTCCACAGGGCCGAGCGGTGATCGAGCTCGCGCTCTCGCAAGCCGCGTGGGAGTGGCTCGTCGGCATCGACTCCGCGCTCGCGTTCGCGCTCGGCGTGATCGCGACGGTCTTGTGGGTGCTGTGGGGCGCTGTGTTCGGTCGAGGGGGCGATCCGGCACGAGTGGGCGCACGCCGGCGCCGGGGGCAAGAGACGCAACAGGGCGGCCCGTAGGATCGAGAATCGCGGGGGCCGGCGTCGGACGCGTCCCGTCGATTCGCGATAGCCCGAAGGTGTGCACCTCCCGGGCGACCGACGCCGGCCCCTCGATCTCGTGATGCAGCTCGCGCGCACAACGCGCGCGCCGGCGTGCCCGCTGCGTGCCCGAACTATTTCGGACGTGCCCGTAACGGCCCGGACGCATTCGGAATCGACAACGGCGTGACCTGCTGAATTGTCCGGGGGTGTCCGGATGCGTCGACGGTCGTCTCGTGCCGGATGGCTTTCACACGGCTGAGGTCGGCGGTTCGAGTCCGCCAGCGCCCACAAAAAACCCCAGGTCAGACGGTATGTATCTCCCCGGACGCATTCGGACGCATTCGGTCGTGCCCGGACCGTGCCCGAACTTTCGCCTACGCTGGCGCTCGACGGTGACGCAGGTACGCAGGAGGTGCACGCAATGGCGAAGCGCAGGACGTTTGGCTCTGTTCGGAAGCTCCCATCGGGGCGATTTCAGGCGCGGTTCGAGCTGCCGAACGGCGATCGGATCAAGGCGCCCGAGACGTTCGACACGCGCAAGGCGGCCGAGCTGTGGCTCGATTCGCAGAACGTCGCGCGGGCCGATGGGAGCTGGATCGATCGCCGCGATGGGCTCGTGACGCTGGCCGTGTGCGCGGAGGAGTGGCTCGCCGGCCGGCTCGGTCGGCCGTCGACGCTGGCCCGCGATCGCGGCTACGTCGAGCGGTATCTCGTGAACGACCGGATCGGCTCGACCCCGATCGGTCGAGTCGACCCGGCCAGGATCCGCAAGTGGGTGGCCGAGCTGCTCGGCCGGGAGCTGGCGCCGGCGACCGTGGCGAAGGCCGGCCAGATTCTCGGCTCGGTGCTCGACCAGGCCGTCGCCGATCGGCGGATCCCCTCGAACCCCGCCCGGCTCGTCAAGTGGCCGAAGGCCGAGCCCCTCGATCTCGTCGTCCTGAGCCCGGTCGAGATCGAGACGCTGGCGGCCGCCATCGATCCCCGGTACCGGCTGCTCGTGCTGCTCGGGTGTTACGCGGGGCTCCGGGCCGGGGAGCTGTGCGCGCTCCGCGCCGGCGACGTCGACCCGCTGCGGCGCTCGATCAAGGTCACCCGGACGCTCGTCGAGGTGTCGGGCCATCTGCACGAGGGGCCGCCGAAAACGAAAGCCGGCCGGCGCTCGGTCCCGATCCCGGGATGGCTCGCCGACGAGCTGGGGCTCGCGCTCGACGGGATGCTCCCCGACGATCTCGTGTTCGAGGCGCCCGGGCGCGATGGCCCGATCCGGCTCGCGTCGTGGCGAACCCGCTACTGGCGGGACGCTACGAAAGCCGCGGGGATCCCCTGTTTCCGGATTCACGACATGCGCCATACGGCCGTCTCGCTGTGGATCGCGGCGGGGTACGACGCGCGCCAGATCGCGACGTGGGCCGGCCACAGCTCGGTCGTGTCGGTGTTCGATCGGTACGGTCACCTCCTCCCCGGCCAGGACGGGCCCGGGCTGATGGACCGGCTCGACGCGCTCCGCGACGCGTCGCTCGCGGCGGCGCCGGCCGGCGACGTCGTCGAGCTGCGCCCGCGCTAAACGCGCGCTCGATCCCCAGGATCCACAGCCCCTACAACCGAAAGACCCCGCGCGCGCGTGACTCGCGCGTCAGTAGCGGTAGGGGCTGTGGACTGTGGATTCACAGATTCCGAATGCGTCCGAATGCGTCCGGATTGTCCGGGGGTGTCCCGATTCACCGGCTCGATTCCGAATGCGGCTCGGGGCGTGTCGCTCCGTTGCGGAACCGTCCGGGCCGGGTGTATGACTGCACCGGAGCGGAAATTTGTTCGGGGGCGGTAGCTGAAACGAGGGCCGCCGTCATGGCATCGGTCCGACCGCTGGACGCATTGATTCGCGAGAGGGACCGCCGGCCGACCGGCGAATGGCTCTCGATCCTCGACGACCTCGCCGACGCGGCGACCGGGATCCCGATCACGGCCGACGAACTCGACGAGATCGAGAAGATGGCCGCGCTCGAATGTTCGCTCTCGGACGCGCCGGGATCCCGGGCGCCGATGGTGGCCGCGTCGCTCGAAATGCTCGGGATCGTGACGCGCTACCGCGCCGGCACGCTCACCGAAGGCGACCTCGCCGCGTGCGCGGTGCTCGTCGCATTGTGCGCGGAGTATCGCGAGGCGAACCCCGACGAGGATCCGGCGCTCGACGACGACCGCGCCGCGGTGCGCGAGCGCGTGCTCGATCTGTTGGGCCGCATGGCGCGGGAGATCGCGGCGGCGGCGAACGGGAAAGCGAAGGTGCACCGGCGCCAGGCGCACCCCGAGAAGATCCTCTCGGTCCGCGAGGCCGCGCGCGAGCTGGGGATGGGCTCGGCGACCGCGTACGACGCGATCCGAACGGGGACGTTCCCCGTCCCGGTGACCATGATCGGGAACCGCCAGCGGATCCTCCGGGCCGATCTCGAACGGTTCCTAAACGGGAAGAGCCGGCCGCGACGTGGCGGCGGCCAGGCTGCCGCGAGCTGACGTGACGCCGGCGCCGGCGCCCCGGCGTTGCCAGGCCTTCGATCTCGCGTACGGCGCCGATCCCCCCTCCGCGTGGTGCGAGGATCCGCCCGAGGCCCGCGTCATGGTCCGGGCCGGCGCGACGACCGGGCATCGCTCGTGGGTGGTGCTCGAAGTGTGCCGGCATCACGCGGCCGATCTCGTGGCCGATGCCGAATCGGGGGCGCAGCTCGTCGTCATCGAGAACCCGGCCCGGGCGGTGCGCGTGATGCGCCCGGCCCGACCGCGGGCGGCGCCGGCGTGAGTGCTCGGCGATGGAAGGGGCGGGGGCGGTGGTATCGCATGGCGCGGCGCGAGGTGATCGGGCGCGACGGCCCCGGGTGCGCGCATTGCGGAATCGAGGACGTGCGGCTCGAACTCGATCACATTGCGGCCGTGGCCGATGGCGGCGCGGAGTGGGACGTCGAAAACCTCGAATTGCTGTGCACGATCTGCCACAAGGCGAAGAGCGCGCGAGAGGCCCGGGCCCGGGCCCGCCGGCGCTCCTCGAGTAGCGGGATCCGACGTTCGGGGATCCCGACGCTGTTCGATGGAATGGACCGGCTCGGCACGTCGCGGCGCTGGTGATCTGAGGAGGTAACACGATGCCTAGGTACGCGAGCTGTATATGGCGACCGATCACGAACAACATCGGCGGCCAAATGTCGGGGCGGCGCGGGCTGCTGATGCACCAACAGGTCGGGTACGGATCCCTCGCCGGGTTTTTCCAGAATCCGGCGTCGAAGGTGTCCGCGCACTTTTGGGTCGGGCGCGATGGAACGTGCGAGCAGTACGTCGACTCTCGCGTTACGGCGTGGCACGCGACGAGCCTCAACGGCGCATGGTGCGGCGTCGAGTTTGAGGGCTACCCGACCGAGCCCCTCACGGACGCGCAGATCGCCGGCGGCGGGCGGATCTACGCGGAAGGGATGCGCGTCGACGGCTGGCCGGCGCGGCTCACCGATGACCCGAACGGCTCGGGGTTCGGGTTTCACCGAATGGGCGGCGTGAACAAAACCGCGTGTCCCTCCGACCTTCGGCTCGCGGCGCGGCCCGCGATCCTCGCGGCGGCCGGCGGTGGATCCGGATCCGCGCCGGCGGCGCCGACCCCTCCCGCGAGCTCCCCGGGGAAACCGCCGGCGACGGCCGGCCCGCCCTGGCCCGGGCGCGTGCTCTTGCTCGCGAATCCGTACATGGAGGGCGACGACGTCGGCGCGTGGCAAGAGCGGATGCGCGAGCGCGGATGGGCGATCGGCGTCGATGGGCTCTACGGCCCGCAATCGGTCGAGGTGTGTCGACGGTTCCAGGCCGAGAAGGCGCTGCAGGTCGACGGGATGGTCGGCCCGGTCAC